TTAGCTCCTACATAATCTAGTAACTTATCCAGTGTTTTAACAGTGTAGCATTTAAAGCCTTGCTTCTCACACCACTGCTCCATGGTCATCTTACTGCCCTTACGTACCTTCGTCAGTGGGTTAGAAAGTACAAACACTAACTCCCATTCTGGCATTGAGTCTCGGATGGCTGTGTACTTTTGTGTGTCGCCTACCCTGAAGTATCCCTTAGCCTCGATTAGTATTGCCTTCTCTTCATGTACAAAGTCCGGTACGTACTTCCTGTGTGTTACATAAGGTAGCCTGTATGGTTCGTATAAGAAGTCATTAGTTAGCTTCTCGTCTATAGCTGACTCTAAGCCTGACCTAAACTTTTTCTTACTCATCGAACTTTAACTCCTGTACATTCGGTTCCTTAACTACCTTGCATAAGAACTTAGGTTTATGTGAGTACTTAAACACCCTAAGGTCAGGGAAGCAATGCCTTTTGTACTGACAATAAGAACAACCTAACGCTAACTCCATGTTGCCTGACTTGCCATCTGGCTTTGGCTTGTGACAGTAGGTGTCAGGCTCTGGCTTTTTTACCATTTCTTTAAGATGGTCAACCCTCTCGGTAATCGTAGATTCAAAGTCAAGAACTTCTTTAACCTTGGGGTCACCCATGTCGTACTTGAGGAACGTAAGGTAACCGTTCGTCTTGTCCATTGCTAACCAACCTATCTCACTGGAGCCTTCTGAGTGAGCGTAGGCTTTAATCTGATCAACGTAACCGAAGGGGTCATCATGTAACAACGAACCATCCTTGAACTTCTTAAAGCCAAAACTACTGGCAGACTTAACATCAGTCACTACACCGTCTATCTTACAGTCCATTGAGCCACGAATGCCGTTCACTTCACACTGCTTCTGCTCATCTGTAACCTCGTGTCCTGACATCCTTGTTAAGAACAACAACATCTCTTCAATCAGATGACCATACATAAACTTAATGTAGGTATGAGGCTCTATCTTCTCCTTCTCTGTCCCTGCTACTACGTTCCAAAGGTAACGGTCTGTGCGTCCAATGTTTGACAACCTGAGTGTGCGCTTGTCCTGTCGCTTCTCCCTGCCGAACTCAGTACGCATCAGAGCCTTAATACCCTCACCAAACTTCTCTATCTCAGCTTCTACGTCAACGCTTGGGTCAGCATCCTTAGATACCATCATGTTGTAAATATCTTTGACTACTGTATCAGTTGTTTTCATTTAACACCTCGATAGCTTCCTCTGGCGAACACTTGAACCATTCATTCCTACGTTCAAACTGTTGAGCTAACTTATAATGTGCCTTGCTTTCAGCCTTACGTCTATCTTCTGCATTATAACTATAGTATAACACATAATCACGGAAAGGGCAACTGGTTTGGTAACTATTTAACCTGTCCTCAGCGTCAATCGCCATACCTACCTTAACCCACTCAGGCCACACCGGATTGCCCATGATGTACACCGAGCCTTCCTTAACCTGATCATACACATCCTTGGTCTGCTTGTCGTACAACTTAGCAAGCATCTTAGGTGGTAGCTTATCGCCCTTCTTGAGCTTGTTCTCGATACGCCTCATGTCGTAGCAAGAGATGCACTTGTAATGCCTCTTACCTACAAAGGAAGGCCACCAGTTATCCTCGTTTAAGTGTGTCCCACAGCTAATGCAATGTTTATCAGTGGGTATCTGCCCATGTGTCTCCGACTTTGTACTCACCTGCGAGGGGACAGTTGAGTTTGAAGTGGATTCCTGCTGCTTCGATGCAACTGGTGGCGAGTCGTCCGAAAACATCAGCTTCATCTGATCGTACTTCTGTTTGAATTTCATCATGTATATTTCCTATAATTTTATAGTCAATGTTCCATTTGGTTGCGTACTCATCTAGTAATTGCAGTGCCTTCTTCATAACGATTGCACCTGCGCTTTGTAGTAGAGTGTTTAATGCCGCGTGTTCTGATCGTACTGAGACCCTTCTCCTATCCAGTCCAAGAACATAACCTCTTCCTGAAGCCACCCCAACTCGTTCTCGTAACCTTCCAAGAGCAGGCGTATTGCTGAGGAACTTTTCCTTAAGTCGCTTACCATCTTTAGCAGTTCCTCCGACGATACTTCCGATCTTTGCATCTCCTGCGCCGTATAGAAAAGCGTAGATGAAAGTCTTTGCTTGGTCTCTAGTAGTAAGCCCCGCAGCCAACTGGTTTGCCGTGTGTATATCTCCCGTGAGAATTTCATTAGTGTATCCCTCATCGTTCATATAATGTGCAAGCATACGTAACTCTAAACCACTTGCGTCCATACCTACTAAGCTGTATCCACTAGGTACTGTCCAGACCTCACGACATTCTCTACCATAAGGTGAGTAGACTGCCGGAACCTGTCCCATGTTTGGCTTGGAGTGCGTCATACGCCCTGTGACAGCGCCGTTAGAGTTCACGTAACCATGTACCCTACCGTTGTTCTTAACTGCGTCCACCCAACTCTGTATCTGTGCGATACGCTTCTGTACCATAAGGTACTCACCAATAAGCTCCGCTTCCGGTATACCTTTCACTTTGTTTAGAACGCTCTCGTCAACGATTGGCTGTCCCTTCTCAGTAAAAGTCTCTGGCTCCCATCCGAAGTACTTTAGGTAACGTCCTATCTGTTGACGTGAGCCTAAGTTAAACTCTGGATAATCCAGTCTGCTAAATGGTGCTACTGCTGTCGTCCAATGATCTCCCAAGAACTTCAGTCCAACTACAGAATAGCTGCCGTCCTTCTTAACCTTGGGTGTTATCTCCTTAATAAATGTTGGTAGAGGTTTGAACTTCTCATGTACCTCATCCTCCAAATCAAACTTACGTTCCTTGAGTTTGGCTAACAAACCAAACGCTTTCTCCTGATCTAAAAGCCATCCGTTCTTAATCTGCTTGCTAATAATCCCTTGTACCTGACCTTCAAGCATAAGGCTCTCAGCTCCAAAATCCCTAAGGTCACGAAGTAATCTCTGGTACACCAGTTCATTAACTCGTACATCTTGCTGACAATACTCCACCATATCCTGAGAAAAATTATCCCAATCATTGTGTTCTCCTTTCGGGAATCCTAATAGCTGACCCCAATTCTCCAGTGAATGTCCTCCTTCCCGTGATGGTTGGGCTAGTCTGGACATAACTAATGTATCAGTAACTTTACACTTGCTAAAGTCTACGTCGAGTAACCGTTCCAAAACTGGAATATCATATCCAATAATGTTATGGCCAATAACCTCTAGCTCATCCTGCTCTTTAATCCAGTCCTTGAACAAATGTAGGTCTTCTTTTGACCATTCAATGTATTCCTTAGCTTCTCTTTCATAAGCTATAATGCACCACACCGTATCAGGGTCTAGGCCGTTAGCTTCAATGTCAAAGACTATCTGCTTCATTAAAACTCCGATTCATCTACCGGACATACCGTTTCAATCATACGTCCTGAGTCTTTATCATAGAACAAATAACAAGCAGCACCTGTGAGTCCAACAAACCTATTCTTCAGGACTCGTACCGTCGTGGTGTTGCGTGTCGTTGGATCAGCGTGTTGTTGGTCACGTTCCAAACCAATAACTATATCGCTAAGTTGCGCGATTGCCGCCGAACCTCTGAGTTCTCCCAAACTAATCTTGCCACCATCTTCGTGTGCCTTCTGTCCTGAAGGTCTACGTAGGTGTGACACCAAGAACAAACCAACCCCCGTCTCTTGAACTAGCTTCCTTAGGTTAGTCATAATGCTGTCGATTGCCTTACGCTCATCACCGTTGTCCTGATCTGACACCACGATGCTGAGGTGGTCAAGGATAATCCACTTGCAGTCCAATCCTTTAGCCATATACCTGATACGACCCAATAAATTGTCCTCGCTCGTGCTGCCCCAGTGGTCGAACATAAAGATACGTCCTGTACCTAACGTATTATCCCAGTAGCCTCGCTTCTCTTCCTCAGTAACAGTCTTGTCCAAGTGGAGCTGCTTCTCTGCTTCGATAGACATGATACCTAACGCTGTCTTGGGTATGTCTTCTTCCAGTGCTAGGATGCCAATGTTATCTTCGGTAGCACCAAGCAGGTAATGTTCCAACTCCCTAACGATTTGACTCTTACCCATTCCCGAACCACTGGTGATAGTAACCAACTCTTTCTCCCTGAACCCGTGAGTAAACTCATTGAGGCACTGCCAAGGGTAGGGTATGGATACTGTGTTCTGCTGTTCGATAATGAGGTTCCAAGTATCGTCACCTGCAACAATACCATCAGGCTGATAAGCCTTAGCATTCCACCACTCCTTTACAAACGCTTGTACTTGACCACCCTTCAGCATATCTCCTGCGTCTTTCATCGGTAGGGTTACGTTCTTTGCTTTGTTGGGCGTGAATAAATCAAGCACTGACTTGGCTGCTTCCTGTCCTGCCTTGTCGTTGTCGAAACAGATAACAACATTCTCAAAAGATTCTAACCATTCGAGGTTGGCTTTGATGTCTTTGCTTGCTCCGGCTGCTCCACTTCGGATGGAAACGACTGGCCATTTTCCGTCGAACATCTCGTTGACAGCCATTGCGTCCGCTTCGCCTTCTGTAATCGTGATGTATTTACCGCCACTCTTGAAAGCCTGTTGCCCGAATAAACCCGCATTATCAAAACCACCTGTTGCATAAAACTGTTTGTTGTTTACGATACGAACCTTCGTACCAATAGCACCACCACCGTCCTTATCAAAGTAAGGGTAATGATGTTTCGTTATCTTACCTTCCGTGTCGTACTCTACTGTCACTCCGTATCGTTTAGCTACGTCCTGTGAGATACGTCGGTCTGGTATTCTTGCTGTTACTCCTGTCATTTCTAATATCCTTTGTGGTTTACGTGAAACAAAGTCTGAGGCAGTTCCGTTGCCTCTCTCGTAATGGTTACAGCCTGCCGTGAAGCAGACTGCGTGTCCATCTGAGTACCTTGCTAAGTTGTCACCTGAGTTACATGATGGACATGGCTCGTGACGTAGAAAGGTAGACTCTGCTGTCATTAGAAATCCTCACCATCGTCTGCTTCAGCAACCTCCAGAACCTTGACCTTATTAAGGTAGGTGGACGTGCCGTGAACAGGATGTGGATTACCTTCAGCCCACAACAAACGCACCTTGGAACCTCGTGTGACCCGGCCTTGGAACGGTTGACCATCAGCCCCTAGCACTGGTACGTCATACTTGGTGCTGAACTTACGTTGCTTTGTACCTTCGTACTCGCGGAGCTTGACACCCTTAGCTTCTAAGTCACCGGCATCTGCCTCGTCGAGACTAATCACCATTGAATATTTACCAGTTGACTGACCCTGATAAACTTCGTGTTCGTTTAGGTTTTCAAACGCTACTGTACCTTCGATAACTGCCATACTATTTTCCTTCTTTACTTTAAGTTATGACCCTAAGTACACCTTAGGATCGTTTGGTTTAAACTTTATTGATTTATTAAAGAACATAACATAAGTATATTATATCATTAATTGTTACTAATGTCAAACCCTAATTCACTTAGGTCTACATTATCTTCTTCACTCATTGAACCTCCACCTTCAAAGGCTAGTGCCGCGTTAGTAGAGATAGACATACAATTATAACATAAATCTAAGGGCTTGTCTGTATTGTAGTCAGTTCTTTTTAACTCTGATTCCGTCATAATAGCGTCGCACGCTTTACATCTACTCATTTTGTATGTATCCCTATAGTGTCATAATGTACCTTCTCGAAGTCGCTACGCGCCATAGTGTACAGGTCGTGCTGTATGTGCTGTCGTGCTGCCTGCTGCATCTCTGCTACACTCATAGCGTACATTAGGTACTCTGTTACCTCGTCAACCTTTACGTGGTCTTCCTTGCTAATCCAGTCGTTCTGTTCATAGCCTATCAGTTCTTCTTTAATCTTGCTCATTGTCCCAATGCTCCAAAGTTTCTTTTATGCCGTAAGTTAAACACAAAATAAGTCCCATGTAAAATAATGTCTCAATCATCTTCCGGTAACTCCGTCCATACGTTCCCCAGTGAGACGATAAAGAAGGGTAACAGTAACACTAGGCCATCAAAGGGCATTGCTGTTAGCTCGTCGTCCATGATAGTCCATACGGGCTTACTCTCCACACTTTCAATGTCAAAACCAAAGCCGAACCGTGGTTCTATATTTAAAAACATACCTGCTATATTAAACTGCATCTTTAATTACTCCACTCTCGTCAATTAAATCCTTCACAAAAATACCGTCAACCATCTTGCCCGTGCGGTACTTAATATCATTATACGCTACATTCATACA